TCAGTTTTTGCACGCCTCATTGGCAGCTATCAGCTCTCTTTCGTAGCCAATCCTCTGGTGACGCTCGGCGCGCAGCGCTCGCATCTGGACGTCGATAGTAGCACCGATAGGCAACTGGTCAACTGCGAACGCCGGGCGCGCAACGTCTACCGTTTTGCATGGTACGGCCACCGGCACTTTCACTTCAACGTAGGATGGCGCCGGCGGCTCGTTCGAGCAGCTGGCCAGTGCCAGAACAGAAACCACGATCAGCTTTTTCATTTAGCACGCTCCCGGCGCAACTCTGCGTCAAACGCAGCAGACGCCGCCGCGCACACATCGCCTGTGGTCCGCTCTGCCATAACCTCGTTTGCCCTCTCATAGTCGCCCTGCGCCTCACTGCGGGCTTTTTCCTGCGCTGCCTTTGCCTTGGCTTCTCGTTCAGCATCAGCGCGCCGCAGCGCCTCAATGCCGGCGTTCTGGTTATCAATCATCGCCGCCTGCTGCCTGCCAGTATCGCGGCATTGCGTCAGCGCCTGGTTGAGACGGTCAATCGTTGGCTGGTAGTGCCGCGCGGCAACCCAGACACCAGCGCCGACAACTGCCGCCAGCGCCAGCAGGATCACCACCGCAGACGTTATTTTGCCAGACATAGTGCGCGCTCCTTTCCTGCTCTTGTAACCAGGCCAGGTAAAATAGTTCCCGCAGCATAAACCCAGCGAGGATACTGCTCGCACGCCTCATCAATCCTTCCCTGTCGATTCAGCATGAACAGCGTTGATTTCTGCGCAGCACCACAACCTACACGAAACGTTAAGCTCACCGCAGCATCAAATGCACCTTGCCGCAAGCTGTCACCAGCAGAAAACCGGATAACGCACCGCTCAGCCGCCAGGATGTTCTTTTGCCAGTCGGCGGCGATCTGCTGATCTGTCTTGCGCACGCCTTGTTTAACGCCGTGCGTATTGCCGATACCATCCGTCCACACATCAGCGGGACATTTGTACGGGTCGCGGCGGCAGCCCTCGGCGTTACCGATCAGCTCCAGTCCGGCGCGGCTGGTTTTTACCTCCCCGTTCGATAGCACCAGACCGATGATTACCGCGACAGAGCAGATTGCGCCGGCGGCACCTGTTTTATTCAGCTTGCTCATCGGCAATCCTCCCCATTCTTTCGCGGCGGCGATCCTCGCGAATCTTGAAATAAAGGTTCATCAGCCAGGTGAGGAAGGCGAAAAACAGACCGCCAAGAACGCCTATGGCCGCCCACTGCTCAGGTGAATAGCCATCCAGCAGCCGAGTAAACCAGAATGCGGCGCCACCACCGGAGGCGCCATAAGAAAGACCCGTCGTTAACTTTTCCATTTTCATGCTCCACCTCCGCCGCTGTCGGCGGCGTTGATTAAGCCGCTACGATCGAGTCATCGCGATATACGCGCCACACTGATCCATCCCAATACACCGGTGTCCCGGTTCCCGCCCCGGCGCCTTCCCCAGCCTTTCGGCCGTTCGTTGCGTATGCATATCGCGCGGTATCCGTACCAGTCCCAAGCCCAGCAACAGTGGTTGTTTTGTTCGGCACCAAAAACTCACCATCGTTATCCGACGTAGGTGGGGTCATGCTGTGCTTCATGATGTTGTTTGTGCCGGAAACCCAGAGATAGATTTTCCCGCCGGATCCGCCGTCCAGTACCATCGGGTGCTGCCAGTTGCATGAAAGTGCGATGTAGCCTTCTGGTGTTAAGCCGAAACCACCCACGTTATTGGGGTTGCTAACAGTGACCGCTTTCGTATCTCGGTTGAGCTCAATAGAGGCGTACCCCTCCGGGCCGCGGCCAGCACGCAGCCGCGCATATCCCGAGTAGGCCGAAATGCTCACGTTAGTGCTGCTTGCAGCAACATCGATGTAGGCTGGCGCAGGTCCGTTATTCCACACATGTGATTTACTGCCGCCGGCAACAGTTGAGCCAAATCTCACTGCATCCGTTAGATCTTGAACAATGACCTGTCCATTCATTCGCAGTGTCGCTGAGGTATTACCCAGGCCGACAATATTTACGCTGCCGAAGCGATAGTTAGATGGGTAGTCAGTTGCGCGAGGCTTTTTAAACTCCCCTTCGCTGAGGAAGAATTTGTTCTGTCGAGGCTCACCAAGATCGATGGTCACAGAACAAACGTCAGACTGGTCAACGTTGCTGCCAACGTTCATAGAGAGGCACACAACCAGCTTGGTGCCGCGCACGCAAACATCCTGAACACCTGTGGCTGATGCACCAACATCGTTGTAAATGCTTGGCACTGATGCGATGGGGATTTCGACGAAGTTTTCCCAGAGCAGATTTAGTGCGTCATCATCGTTACCAACACGCATGGTTAACACCGGGCTGTTTGTTCGCGCGCTGCTTGTATTGCCGTCACGATATCTGCCGCAGTAGAAAACATAGGTCTTGCCGTTATATGACGTGATCGAAACCGGCGATTGATTTGGCACGCCGTCGATCTCACGAATCTGAAACGTCTGGCAACTGTCATCGCTGTACCACATGACTGCCGAGCGCGTTGCATTGCTTTGGGTACGAAGAAACCCAACAACTCGCGAACCGTAAACCTGCATAGTTGGCTCAACAAGCATTGGCGTGTTGTTCATTTCAGCAGCAGTGAAAATGACCGACTTCGTCATTGATGCCAGGTTATTTGGGTTGAACTGAACGATCCCTACTTCGCCGTCGTAGAAGTGATACCCGAAAGCAATGTTGCCGTTGGGAAGCACAGCAAATGAATGCATGAGTACAGGTGCTTTACCGGTGGAGTCATACAGTGGGACAGGATCAAGTACCGCCGTATAGGCCGAGCCATCATTGGTGCTTTTGTAGAGAACACACTTGCTTTGTGATTCGTCTGAAACGCGACGGAAGCGAGCGGCCATCCAAATATTTACGCCATCAGAGCCAGCACCCCAGGCAGATACTCCCTGCGGCCACGTAACGGAATCAGTGTTTGACAAGCGCGGCGCCGGCCGCGACCATGCTGTGCCATCCTCAGATATTTGCTGATAGACACTCAACGAGGCGTTGCTGTGGGTGTCGCCGACGTTGTAGAGGCAATACGCCTTGTTTTTATGGCTAAAGACCTTGCCTTGCGGCCAGGCACAGTACATCCCCGCGTCAGTGATAGGCTCAACGGTAACCGACGAAATCAGATTGAGGATCTCGGCAAGCGTTGTCCCCTTGTGACCTATCAAACCGGCTCCACCTGGATTACCACGAGAAGCAAGATCGGCGGCCAGGTCGGTGCGCGTCGCATCGTCAAGGTTGACCAGTTTTACCAACCCCTGCGAGTCAGTAACGAAAACCTTGTTTGCCGTATCTCCGGTCAGGATTGGCTGCGCGTACGGGAACCTGACAGTTTTCCCCAAAGCGACACCGGTTTCAGTACGGATGTCGATATCAGATGCGATGCGTTCTGCACGCTCGCGCGCCAAGGCATCAGCAGCGCCGGCTTCCGCGTCTGCGATTTCGGAGTCAACATAACGCTTTGTGGCGGCGTCCTGGTTAGCCACAGGATCGCCAAGGTTAGAGATGCGGTTGCCCTGAGCGTCGTAGAATTTTGCCAACCAGTTAGGCTTTCGCAGTGCCAATGAGGCAAATGACCAGGTCTGCTGGATCAACATCGTCAGCTTATCCCAGGCATCCTCATGCACTTCCGGGAAGAAGTTTCCCTGGTTGCGCACGTCCGTTTCCTGAGTAAGTGGTAAATCACGCTCGATATTGATTCGCCACCCGGAAGCAAGCGGGCTGGCCAACTTCACTTTGCCCCCCGATCGCTGACCTGCGCCGGTGACAGAGTAGTCAGTGTTCAGGGTTAGGTTGATGATATTCTCTGACAAATCAACAACTGACACAGAAAGTTGATCCTCAGTGAACACGCGAAATCTGTAATCAAAGTCCGTTGTCACACCATTCCCGGTGTACTCCTCGCGATCGACTTCAGTTGATACGGTCATGTTTTAGCTCCGATGGTGTGCTTTTTGCTCATTTTAGCCACCAACAAACCCTATATGAATTGAATTATGTGATAACATTATTATTATTACCAATTAGGTAATTATCTTGCGCATATTGCTAAACTAATCATTTTTATATATGGTTATTTATACAGTAGCCACACGCTGAGCGAGGTGCATTAGGAAATGAAGAGGTACAGCTACCCGGCCAGCAGGATGCTGGAGAAAAGCGTTAACACGCGCGAAGGGATCGCGGGATTAGCTAAGGCTTCACTACTGGAAACGCTGCTGAAGGAACTCGATGAGGACGGATCAGAGATAGGCGGTGCTATGCTGGAACTGAATGCTTTAGTGAACTATGTCACACAAAATGAAAAAATGAAGGAACAAATCAAAACACATTCGCAATTTATTACTCACCAGTTGGAACAATAATTACCATCGTCAATACCTCGCCGGGCCTAGCCCGGCTGCTGTCCAGGTAATCTTTTCTCAATGGCCACAACACGCTTGGCGATCTGACCGGAACCGCTAACTTGTCTGCCCTGGTCGACAAGCTGCAGCAGACCATTCATGAAGGCGAGTTTATCCCCGCAGGAAAGCGGCCGAACTACAGCCTTCCGGCGAACCGGAAGCATGAAGCGACAATCATCCGCGACTTCCTGAGTAAATATGAAAGCAGCACCCTGCTCATTCTGCTGGAATGGCTGCGCACCGATGGCTTCGATGTGTCGGCGGCTGATCGGGACCTGGAAATTATCCGTGGCTACGTCTCCGCTATGAGCCGCGCGCTGGGTGACATCCAGACCCACACCCGCTACATCGACCACGCGATCGGGAAGGTAAACTAAGGACATAAAAAAAGCCCGCAATTTGCGGGCTTGCTTCTATCTGCCTATAAGCGTCATGCAACCTTGCGCTGACGGCGAGGACCTTGAACTTCGCGGGCTGGTGCCTTCGCGCGTTCTAACAAGGTCGGGGCGGCTTTCGTTAGAAGCTCGATAGATGCACCAATGCGAGCGTAGGTTGCGACGGTGTCGAACTTCGCTTCTTTAGCATGTGACATGTGACATCTCCTTAGCGGGCGTGATGTGCCCATAGGGTATTACAAAACAGACGTCGACCTCTTGTCGACTGGCTGTGGACTGATAGTAGTTAGTTATACACAAAAAATCCACCGGTATGTCGTCGTTTTTTGTGTACCAATCGTCAACAAACTTCAAGATGTGACGCTTGCAGCTACACCCATTTTTCTGGGTTGGTGATGATAGCCCGTAACGTTTCAAGAGTACAGCTCATTCGGTATGAGCACCCTGGATCGTCTTCGAAGCCAAACTGAGAGTAGTAATCTCTCAACGCCTCATCAGGTTCATCAATGATGATGTGACTGCCTTCTACCGCATCAGTAAATATGAAGGCACCCATGAAGGTAAACAAGGCCATGCGCTTGCAAAGTGGGTGACTATCTTGATCCCTAACGAAATTCTCTATCATATAGATTTCGAAAGCTTGCGTATCTGTGCGGTAAGCGCACAAAGCAATCCCTGCAGGATACTCTTCTTTAACCGAGAGGATTTTGAAACAGAGATCAACACTGTTTTCTTTGCCCGTGTATTTACTGATCCCCCACTCCCAGTTGAGCTCACCGAACATACCGGAAGAAAGAAGACGATAATCTGATTCTTTCAGTGGCCCAACAGCTAAGTTGAGCCCCATGCGATCAATCAGCATCTGCAGTGCGTTACGAGTCTGTTCAACAACCTCTTGTATTGAAAGCATAAAAATTGCCCTTTCGATTAGCTTGGTGAAGATTATATCACTAGGAATGGCTTTAGTTACGGCCCTGTTGAAAATCACAGACGAACTTTAAAAAGAACCAAAAAGGTAATAAAACCATGAGAGTTACCTGATGGGTTATCTTGAGTAGGATGCTAACATACTCTAAAAAAAAATTGCCAAAGCGGACGGGAAAAGTTCTGTAAAAAAATCATCTTGCTATAATTCTGATACAATCTTGCTTGATAAACACAAAATAGTTTGATTTTTAATTATTCTAGGATGAATGAATGGCTGCTACATTATTAGAATTGGTTATTCCAGCATCAGTTTCTATCGTTGTTGCATGTGGAACAGTGGTTTGGACAACCAGGTCAAACAGAAAACTTGAACATAATAAAGTTCTAAAACAAAAAAAGGAGGAATTACACCTCGCGTTATACGATCTAGATGAAGCTTTATCCATATATTCAAGGTTATTCAGAAGGCAGTCACTTACTAGATTAGATATTGATGATGTTGATTTGAAATGGGCATCATCTCTTGGAAGGGTAAATATGATAATTAACATTTATTTCCCATCATTAAGGCAGGGTTTTGAAGACTCAATGTCAGGATGTACTATTTTTTTCAATAATTCGATACAAATACTAAGGATTATATTAAGTTCTAAAGATGCAGAGAAATTAGATTATGACATGCACTCAACTGAAGCTTACACTCTGCATGCAGAAGCAAGGGAAATGCTTGCTCACTTTGGAAAAAACATTCTCAACTTAAAAATATAAATCATTATTATTTATATGGAAATAAAATGTTAGAACTAAGCGCATTACTAACTAATGATAATATAACTGCTGCTTGCATCGGCTCCGCATTCACTGTGATCGGTGCTCTTGTCGGTGCTTTTGTTGCTTTTTGGCTAAATTTAAATATAGAGAAGAGAAAAACAAGAAATAAAAAAATTGAAGAGCTTGTTTACGAACTTGAAAAACTAAAGCATTCAATGTTAAAAAACATTTTAGTAATAAAAAAAGAAGCATCGATGGAGAGGAATACATATTTTGAAAGCAGAAAACTTAGCGATGAGCATATAAATGAACTAACAAAACCAAATTCAATTACCGTTGCGAAATTAATTTGTAAAATTCATTTTAAGGATTTAATTGATAGTATAACTACAGTTGAGTCAAAAAATGATGAATACATAGATTTTTGTGCTAAGGCAAGGAGGGCTGTATATGAATCGAAACTTACAGACGAGGTTAAAGAAGTGAGTATTGCTAACGCAATTGCTGCACTAGAAGGTGTTGTAAATGAAATAAAATCCTTAATAGACATTGTTGTAAATAAAGCAAATTGATGGCGTAATTACTAGGGGGGCTCATGGACAGCACACTTCTTGGGGCGTTGATTGCTGCTACAATTGCGGCATTGGTATCGTGTGGGGTTGCATTATGGACTTCAAAACAAAACAGGGATCTAGAGAATAAAAAAATTCTAGCCATTAAAAAAGAAGAGCTATATAGAGCATGCATTGATTTTCATCACTCCATGCTATTATATCTAAATGCCACTCTATCTCCTTTGCACAGAGAAAGGTCTCTGTATGATAAGGCGGGTGCCCTTAAAGAAGAATCAAACGGAAAGATTGAAATAATTATCAATATTTATTTTAATTCAATTGATATATCTACAGTGAAAAAACTGGCAGCTGAATTCGAAGGAAGATATGTATCCATTGCCAGAAGGCATTTTGAAGAGAAAAATAAAGATAAAGATACTCCTGACAACCCGTTATTAAATGATATTAAATTTTACGACAACGCATCCAATGCTTATGATAAGCTAGCGGAATCAATAAAAAAATTAAAAAAATCAGTTAGAGAAATAAAAATATTTTAATTTCCCATTTAACAAGCCCCTAGCGGGGCTTGGTGGGTTAGTGTCAAATAAGCCGCTTCGCTATGCTCCATCCGGTATCGTTCTTAAGAATCGGGTTGGCTACAGCCACCACATACCCAACCCACCCTTTTCTGTCGTCACCAAGCATCTTACCAATCTCTTTATCGTGTTCGTATGGGACCCATATAACCAAGCTCCCCTTGGTGATGCCGGTGCTATCTCTTGTTGCAATCATCGACGGCACAGTAAACCCACCATCATCAGAGCTAACATTCACTGCACAGTACGAATCCCCGCGCTCATCTGTTGCCGGCTCCGTCTCAACTATGGCGATCAGCCCTTGCTTAGCCACGACATTGGTTACACAATATTTACATGCATACTCAAAGGCGGAGGCGTTGTCCTTGAAGAAGAGATCGGGAATTGCAGACGTTTTACCCTCTGACTTTGTTAACTTGCTAAATAGTTTCTTAATCATAATTTCACCAATGGATTATTAAAAATGAAATTAAAAATAGCTGCGGCAGCCATCCTTCTTTGTGCTTCATTTGCACATGCTGATAAATGCATGCCAAACCTGGTAAAAGAGGATATGTGTAAGGTTGCCACCAAGCTTGCAATGGAGGGAAAGAATAGCATCCCAATCCAAATAAGTGAAAACATGCAAATCACTGATATTAAATCTGAAAATGTAAGGTTAATACTGACAGCATCACTATCTTATAATTTATCTTCTCTTGAAGAAGCATATCATCATAATGAAGAAAATATAGAGCAGGCAAAGAATTACATGAGAAAATATGCTAAGAACAATGCCTGCAATAAAAAACCGACAAGGTCCTTTATCAACCTTGGTGGGCAAATAGAATACGACTATGTATTTAACGACGGCTCTATTTATGACGTCGTGACAGTAACAAGCTGCGAATAGTCATTTTAATTGCTCTTCTACCCGATTGAGCAGCGGAGAAATATAAAACAGGTTCTGATATGGTAGCAACTTCCTGACCGCATGTGTCTGCTTGTCGTCAAATTCTCCGTTAAGCACACCATTGGCGATCACTGCCCCATCTCCGGCCATGTCGAACGTTGGCCCCAGTAGAGCGCCGATTGCGTTACGGCTTTGGAAGCGGGACACCGGCGGCGCGCCAAACATGGCACCAAGGCCAAACCGGCCGCCGCTGATATTCTCCACGGCGTTCAGCGGTTCTGACAACCAGCCGATCATGCCGGCGCGGTCGATGCCCTCTTTAACCAGGTTATTCGGGCTGTAGTCGATATCACGGCCGCTTAGCTTTTGCTTCATGACGTAGACCATTGCGCCGAGCGCGATAGTCCCCATGGCGCCGAGGTAAAACGACGCATCACCCTGCTGGATTCCGGAGGCGATCACGCGGTTATGCTGGGCAAAGATGAACGTCTTGAACTGCAGAATCATCTTGCCTACTTCATTGCTCATCATCAACGGCGTATCGCCAACGCCCGGTGTTACAACGGTAGAATCAACATCTTTCAAAACGGCAGACTGGAAAGCCTCACGCACTGCTCGATCGTCCCACAAGTGGCTATGGCCAGTCAGAAGCCCGTCCATATCTTCACCATGCTTCGCGTATTGCTCACCAATGCGGCGCAGCATGCTCTGGTCGATACCGATTTGCGCCAGCTTTCTGACCTCCTTCTGAGGCACTTCCTTTCCTGCCGCCAGCAGCTTCGCATTGTCCAGGATACGCGATTGAACGATAAGTCCAGACCATGACTTCAGAGCGCTGTTCCACTGGTTCATCAACGTCCAGTTACCAAACTTCTGCGTACCCCAGTTAAGTCCACGCTCAAAAGCAGAGCGCCGGCTGTATGGGTCAGTGAGATCAGCAATAGCCTTTGTTCGGGTAGACAACACATAATCCAGGCCTACAGCCATTTCCCGTAAGTCTTTGGTTGCCACTTTCACCGCGGCCATGTTTCGGAGCATGGCGCCCATAGGGCGCAGTGATTTGCTTAAACCGTGCTGCATGACAGGACGCATCAAATCGGTTGCAGCCGATATTGTCATGCCGCCCAGCAGGCGCAGGAAGTTGACGTTTCGCGCGACACGGCCGGCACGGACAAAGAAGCTTCGCGGGTCCTTTGGCGCGCCATACGTACCGATCAACCTGTCTCGCATTGCCTCAATGTCGCGAAGGTCAGCTTCACGTTGTTTCTCCAGCTTCGCACGTTCCTTCGGCGTCTTGGCATCCTTGATCAGTTGGGTGTATTCCTCCGATACCTGTCGGATCTGCTCGCCCATGTCTTTGCTACCGAATTGCGCGGTTAGTTCGATTTCCGGGCCGACCTGTCGCAGATAGCTTTCCATGACGTGGTTGATGTCAGACTCCAAAAAGTCCTCAATCCGTTCGTCTGGGATAAGCAGGCTTCGGCTCTTCGTGAATCCGGCGCGGCCGATTATTTTTTCAGGAAGCAGCTGAGCGGGAACTAGGCCAGAAGGAGCGCCAATAATCTTGTTGACGATCTCATCTGCTGCATCCTCGGCTTCCTCTCGTGAAAGTGGCTCCATCGCCTTCAGCGCGCGCTCACGGCTTGCATTCAACCTGGTCGTGGAGTTGGCCTTCTTCTGCAGCTTGCGCAGTTCTGAACGGTGCTTGTGTGGGTTATCAAGCAGTTCAAGGTGGCGCTGCAGGGTTGGAAGCTCATCCTTTGCCTTGGCAACGTCATCCAGCTTGGTGCGCAAGTCAGAAACCTCTTTGTTAAGCCGGGTGATCAGCTTCTGATTTTTGGCTGTGGCCAGTTGTTCCTGTTGCTTCTCCAGCCTGGCTGTTAAGTCCTGCTCTTGGCCGATCAGTTTTGTCCTGTTGCCAACCTCGTCCATAAGTTCAGTTTTACGGCCAGACCATGACTCTGCTGCGGCAATTTCGTCAGCCAATGCTTTTGCACGCGGCTCGGCTTCTGCTGCTGCAGACAGACCTGAATCGATCTTCTCAATGCGAGCGCCAGCAGCATCCGCACCTTTTGCACTGAGGCCCTGAATCCAGTTGGCAATGCGACCACGGAACTCAGTACGATCAGAGAGAATTTTGTCGAACTTATAAATGCGAGGCAGGTAGCTTTGCGCTGTTGATACGTCGACATCCTCAGGCAGAATGCCAAGTTCCTGCATGCGAACCTTTGTCGCTTCGAACATTGGCCGAATCTGAGCGGCAGCCTGTGCCACTTCAGGAATGTCACTCTGATCACCGCGTCGCATCGCCATGCCAACGGCCTCGTTAAAATCAACAAAGTTCATTCGTTTACCGCCGGCCGCGCGGATGTTTTTGCTGTAAGCCTGATAAGCGTCCTTCGTTGACTCCATCTGCTTGTAAAGCATGGCATCATATTGCTTGATCTTGGTCTCAGCCGCGGTGAACGTTGCCAACCCCTCATCGTTCTTGGCAAAGAAATAGTTGTTCTCTGCCAGTTGCTGATTGATTGCCCGCGACGCACGGGATGGCGATTGAGCCAGGCGACCGCCAGGATTAACACTCAACGTTTTGTTGATTAACCCAACACCTGCAAGCTGTTCCTGATCCAGCGTTGTGTTGAAAACCTGCGCCGCGCCGATGCTCTGCGGCGAATCATTACCACGTAGGTTACTGGAAACCGCTTGAGATACCGCGGTACGCTGACCGGCACCGGCAAGCAACTGCGCCCCAGCACCGAGTATTCCGCCAACCATTGCGTCAACGGCAACGTTAGCCGCGCTCTCATCCAATGTCCGAGTTTCCTGGGTGGCGCTAAGCGCAGCCTCGGACGCGATACCGCCGACGGCATTGGCAAGGGCAAACCTACCTGCAGTAGCCGCAACCTCACCGCCGCGCACCACCGCACCGGCAGGGACAAACATCGACGCCAGGTTGATAGGATCGATAAGCCCCATCGCCAAGCTTGATATTGTCCCTGCTCCGCCAGTTTCTGAAAGGTATTGCCTGTCCTGAATCTGCTGATCGATACGCTGCTTTATAGCGCGCGTCTCGTCAGGAGAGCCGGCATCAATGAATGAGTCTGCGTAATCCTCATATCCTTTAAGATCGGCCGCATCATTGTCGAAAGGGTTATACCCATCAACCTTGTCAAACTGGCTGAATGGCGCAGTGGCAATGAAACTTCCCAGGGAGTTATCAATTCGGAAGGCCGCGTCACGACCGCGCTGAACCTGCTGATTATCGGTGAATGGATTCAACGCCGAAAGCAATGACGGCGTTTCCATATATGCAGAACTATCATCAGGCTGAGGTATGCTCTGTACATCAGCAGACAGCAGATCATCAGGCTTCATCTCATACGTTGGCATTACTGACCTCCTGCGGTGATGTTGCTCGGCAGTTGGTTGGCAATGCCGGCGCCAAATGGTTTAGTAAAATCAGGCGGTGTATATCCTTGCTGGCTTGTGAATGCCGGCTGTTTTTCTTCCTGCCGAGCAGCGCGCGCCGCATCAACCCTCTGTTGCTGGATATCCATAGTTTGCTTGTACATAGGCGAGGTTTTTTGCTCAGGCCTGAATCGCAACGGCATACCATTTTCGCCGTAATACGGGCGAACATCGTCATAGCCTTCTGCGTTCTTCTGGCGCACCATAACGCTGTAACTCTGATCGCGTGGCGTAACAGCATCGGGAACCAAAACCAAATCGGTATCATCTCGCGCGCCGCCAAACGCGGAACTTTTCAAAGCTTTTTTCTCTTCCTCCCACTGGCCTTTGATCCAGTTACCTGAACCGTTAGTCACGCCATAAACGGCTTCAGGGGCATACTTCATCACCTCTTCTTTGCCGTTGATGGTCGATACCGCCCACACCTTTTTAATCATGGCGTTAGTCATTGCCTTAGCCTGATCAGCATCGCCGCCGGTCTGTGCAAAGTTCGCATCGTAAATGGTCTGGTAGTCGCGCTGGTACAACTGATTAGCCTGCCCTGCGGCGCTGATGCTTGGCGCCCCGAAACTGGTCCACGACGGCGAAAGACTATTGATATTATCCTGCGCTGCGGTGGCTCTATCCTTTATGTAGTCTTTATCCCTGACCTGTTGGCTAATCATCTGCTTCAAGCGATCGTCCTGCTGATAGACCTGGTTGTAGGCCATATCGACCGCTTTCTCTGCAGGCACGCCGGCGCGGTCATAGGCATAAACTTTCGAGTAAAACGCCATTGCGCCTTTATCAACGCCTGTGGCCGCAGCCGGATTGTTGTCAAAAATCTGTCCGTACATCTTGGCCATAGGAACAACGACAGCAGGATCGCGCGATGTTGCCCCAGCGGTGAGCATCGTCTTGATCTGCGTCGGCAGCATGCCGGATTTGGTTGTTATCTCTGCAACCTGGTTCAAGCTGTCCGCGTTGTTGATATTGAAACCGGGGGCAACCTCCTGATCAAAGTAGTGATCAGCTGCCGCCTGATTGTTTTTGTCGTTCGGGTCCAAGGGGAAATTATTTTGCAAGGATGAAGAGAATCGTGCACTCCCCTGGTTCTTCTCCCATTCAGCATCGAGCTGCTTAAATTTCGCCTGCATTTTGTCCCAGCGCTGCTGGTTGGCTGCAAAATTCGATGCATTCGGATCCGTTGGCCGCAAGCGCTCAAGCAGGTCCTGCCTCGCGGACGGCGACATGCTTTTGGCTGCTCCAATAACGCCACCATAACTTTGCTGATCTTGAAGGTCTTGCCATTGCCGCATGCCTTTTGCTGGGCCATAGGCATTTATCAGATCTGCTTGCGTGGGCAGCTGTGCCGGCTGTAGTCCTTCATCAAGAGCTGAATACGCATCTTTCAGCGATGTGCCAAGCTGCTGTGCATATAATGAACGCTGCTCGTTTTGCATGGCCTGCGCCTGTCGCAAATAGGCGCCTTGAGTTGCAGGGCTTGCAGCATCAAAAGCGGCATTGCCGGTTCTACGCTTTGAGGACTCCAGCGCCGAAAGGCCAAGCGCGGCACTGACGCCAGCGCCGATCTGCTCATCGGTATAAGGTTGGCTGCCATTCTCATGCTTCACGATGCCGGCACACAACGCTGCCAGGGTTCGTGGGTTGCTCATATCAACCTGATCATTGGCGCCAACACCCAACGCGCCGCACAACGCCTTGATGTAGGCATCTGTGTTATTTCCATCTGATGCCGGCGCCCAACGGTTAACGATCTCTGCTACGGTATCGAACCCTTTAGCCTGATACGCGAGCAGGTTCTTACCCAGCGCTCTAATCCCATGCTCCGGAGTCTCAAACTTGGCAAAGCGCCCATCGCTGCCTGTCTGTCCTTCCCATGGGTTTTTATCACTGGCCTCAATGTTTCCAGGGTTGTTATTTCGCAGACCTCGCGCGGCAGATGAATTTCCATGCGCAGTGAATCGAGACACGCCGCCCACGTCTGACGGCTCGCCATTTCTCGCCAGGAACTGATCATAGCGGCCAGCAGTGAGCTGAGCATTCAAGGCAGCCTTGGCCGAGTTTTCCCGGAAGCTTACCCAATTAGCTTCAATCTCTTCCGGACTTTGTCCATGCGCCTGGCCGTATGCCATGATCTGCTCTCTGGCCAGCAGGTTGGCATTTACAAATCCTTCGTTGCTGTCGAAGCTGTTTTCAGCCTGCTGCTGCAGGTTTGCCAAAAGCCCTTGCTGCTGACCTGCTTCGAATTGCTGGCGCTGGCCGATCTCGTACTGGCGCGCACGATTGGCAATCGGCTGACCGGCGGCGGAAAATTGATTACGAAAACGCTCTTTCACCGGACCATCAGGAATGGAGTCAAAAGCCGTGCTGGCCATTTGGCTTAACTGGCTTGCTACCTGTTCGCTCTGCCCAATGGCGTTGGCGCCCTGTTTTGTCAGCAATCCGGTTTGAGGGTTATTCATTAGGTCATCGGCTTGCTGGTTAAATTGCATCAGGGCGTTTTGAGCGAACGCCAGATCTTCGCGTTCACGCTGCTGCTGATAAATGCCCAACGCATTAGAACCAACGTCTGCCAGCGCAGTGAAAGCGTTGTCTTTGGGGATACGCAAATCCTGCGTATTAACCGGCGCCGCTTGTGATTGCGATTGGCGCTGATATACCGGTACTGTAGGCATCATTCCCCCTTAAAACGTGAATGCGTTAGAGCCGTAGCGACTGCTGCGGGCATTGCTAAACATGTTGCTGCTGGAACCACTACCGGCTTTGGTAGCTGGCTTATCCAGCGCGCCAGAAGATTTATAAGCACCATATGCGGTAAGCGAGGAATTCAGGATTGTCGTTGCCGCGCCAAGGTTGGACGAGTTGCGATCGATCTGCCCCTGGGCGCGACTAACACCAGCCTGGAAGTTAAGGCCAGCCGCCTGTCGCTCTGCGTTATTGACGGTGGTCAGAGCATCAAGCTGGCCGCCGGCCGCTGTATCGCCGAAGATATTCAGCGCGCTGCCGCTGGTCATGTCGGTTCCGCCGGCGCCGAAGGCTGCTGCCTGCCGGCCCTGTAACTGCCGAGTTTGCTGACGTTGCTGATAGGCCGCATCATTGCCCGCATTAATCGTGTCGCGCGCGGCGATCTCTTGTGCATCTGCGTTGGCGTTGGCGATCTTTGCCTGCTGCCGTCCCTGCTGAACTTGCCCGTATGCACTCACTGCCGCCAAGGCAAGAGAGGCACCTGCGATAATCGTGGTTGGCTCACACATGATCACCTCGTCTCATTTCAAATCTGTGGAATGGAAGCCCGGCACGGCCAACTGGCTGCGCTTCATGGATGGTGAACCCGAGCCAGTGCAGCCAGCATTTCGCCTCGGTATTGCGCGCATCGACATAGTTCTCCAGCTCTGGGTAGTGCTGCAGGAAAAGACGCAGAACTGGCCGACACCGGCGGAGGAAAGTGGCCTGGTATCGTTCAAGCAGGTCAGAACCCACCAGCCACGGAACCCCTGAGCCGGTTATCATTGACCGCGGAGCCACGCCGAAGATGGTCACCACCTCGCCATTGATCAGCCCTGCGAAAGCAAATGCAGAAGTGCGCAGAGCCAGCTCAAGAACCTGAGACGGCGTATTGCCGCTCATCGCATTGAACTCATCGGCATCAGCCTGGCGAACGTGCGGCAGGAGCGCCGCAACGTGTTCAAGAGTGGCTTCGACAACTTCAACCTTGCGCACTAAATGCCTCCTACGGTTACGCGCGGGATAACTGCGAGAATGGTCATCGGCAGCGGGTCGTTCTGTTCCACAATCAGCCGGCCGTTCTTGCTCCAGTTGGCATCCAATTGTAATTCAATGGTTCCCGTCTTCGGTTCGACCGGGTCATCATAAAATTCATCGTTGCGTTGCGCGTATTCGTACATCTCGCCGCCGGGCGTGCCGGCAAACACACCGCGCGACTCATTCACCAGTAACGATGCGGCCGTGAAGAGTTTCTTTTTATCCAGCAGTGTTTCGTTGCCGTTCAGGTTAACGTCCAGCGTTTCAATGACTGCGGCGATCGGCAGGCCTGCATGCACTACGGCACCGGCTTTCTCCAGGGTGATAGCGCCACCATTGACTACCTTCTGCGGCTCAACGTTGGCATCTGACAAAATGCTCACGGTCTGGCCTTCGAGGTGGTCAAGCCCTGCGAATGCAGAGCGCGCCATGCTCCAGTCACTGACGGGGACACCACGGAACTGCGGCGGCACATTTCGGTTGCTGGTAACGGTTGCCTGGTTTCCACTTGCGACCGAACGGATCAGCAACTTAAGCATCTTGCTTACATCATCCTCGATATACGGCATGTGGATTTCACTGCCAATGTCGCCACCAGTGAAGTAACTGGCGCCGGCCACCGTCAGAGTCATCTCTTCGTCATAAGGCCAGTCCCCTGCGCCACCGGTAAGCGCCATGGTTTTGCTGGCGTCACGGTTCCTTCCGTCATACGTCAGGCCACAGTCAACGAAAAAGGCATCATCCATCACATCGTATAGGCGGCTCTGCATGCGCTCGATATAGCGTCGCTGCTGTCCATTGATGGTGCGTTCAACCACGCAATAGAGCGCGTCTTCGTTTCCTTCGGCAATGCTGCACACTGATTCATAGCGCCCGGCACCCGGGTGTAAGTGCCACGCTGCCACCTGCTGATCGCGGAGGTAGGTTAATCCCAACAGCGCGCCGTCATTGCGCGTACACCAAACGATCGACATAGGCGTGATGGAGAACGCCCAATCGGTAATCTGGTACCCGGTAAAGAAGTGGTTAGCGAGGATGGTCAGGTCAGAACCCTGGAATCCGTCGACGTCGAACGAGTAGGCCAGGTCGCGCACCGCGCCGCCCTTTTGCTGGATGAATAGCGCGACATTGCTGATCGCAATAGGCTGCACGTGGCTGGCGCCATTCTGCCCCTGGCTTGAAAACTGGAAGGCCGAAGGTGTCAGCGTACCTTGCTGGTTGCCGTTCACCTTGTATTCGCCACCGCTGGTTAGCGCGACAAGCGATCCGACGTCGATCAGATGACGGATTTGATTGAGCTGGCGACCGGCGTAGGTATAGGTGATAGCGTCATCGTCAACGGTCGGGTTTGATGTGCCGAAATCCTTATAGTCTCCGCTGCGACTGGTCCATACTGTTTGCGGCTGACTGCGTGATCCGGCAAACATCAAGCGCTGCTGGAAGTAAACGACGGTGCCAGGATAGCCAGCATCACCATTCCAGGCATAATGCGCCCACTTGTATGTTGCCGACTCGGAGCCAACTACCTGCCCGGGCAGCTCGATCTCTCCATCCTTGCGGATCACCACTTCGGCAGTGGCGGTCATCCCGTCGCCGCTTACGGCCGTAATGCGGCAAATTCCTCGGCCGGAATGCAAGTAACGCCATTTGACGCCATAGGCATCAGAACCGGCTACAGCCCAGCCGTCCCAGCTATCACCAGTTGTATGCGTTGGCGCCACCGGGCCAGTATGCCCTCGTTCGCCAGCATCAACACAACGATAATAGTTCTCCTGGTATCGGCAGATATTCCCAACGCTAACCTGCTCACCGGTAACCCAACGCCCGACCGTGTCGACGTTCTTCTGCTCCATGTAGAACAGCTTTCCAACATGCCAGCTTTTGAAGATCGATGCACTAGCTGTAAGGTCTACCGTTCCGCTTGTCGCGCTGGCGTAGACAGTGATCGACTCGTCAATGTTCACGTTAGCAAATGGACCGCTGACCGTGGCCACCTCTGCAGTGCGCCAATCATCGTGCGCATAGCGTTGGATTTCCATAGGTGGGTAGTTCGGGTGGCAAACCGTCATCACGTCTGCGCTCTGCGTATATTTCAGCAGGTCGATATCAGCAGCGGCCCACGGCGTTGTTACGTCTACAGGCTGGCCAGCGCTGGTGCCGGATGAGTAGACGACCTGTGCTCCATCCATAAACACGCGAAAGTAATGATCGCCGACCTCGAGCACATAGGTCTGCTCCGTGTTGAACTGGAACGGGATCAGACGACACTTGCGATCGGGAAACTTTGCCGGCGCCACATAGCGCGTTCCCGGCCGGTTCTCAACACCGCCATATTGGCGCACGATGAAGTTACGGCAGCGGCGCAGTGAAGTCTGGTATTTCTCCAGGTCAACGCGGCCGTAAAGGCTTGGCGATACTTCGCCACCAGCAAAGGACGGTTGAATGAGGCTGGTTGTCATTATGATGCCCTCGCGTCGGAAACCTCAGACCACGGCGCCGGCGGCTCCTGGGTTTCATTCATGCTAAGCGTTGACGCAGATGAAATGGTGAGTTGGTATTTCTGCTCGGCGCGATTACCGAGACTGGCATCCCCTGTGATCTGCATGTTGATTTCTGCTGCCAGGCGCCAGCTAAGTGCATCGCGGAACTCTGCGTCAAACATGTTGGGGTCGGTGACGCGTGTCACGTAGCGCAGCCATGCTTTCGGCAGGTCAGTCAATATCAAACGGCCAGTGCCATTCTCATCAGAACCGACCTCATACGGCACGCGCCGTTCTGGCGTAATAAAGCGCTCACCGTCTGGAGAGACGATCGCAACAATGCGCAGGCAGTCCACCGGGTAACGATAACTGTATTGCCAATCAGGCTGTTCGATATCCAGATCGGCGAGCGCCACGCGCTTTGTGGCGAACCTCCACGGAAAATCAGCCAGCACCGCATCGCGGCAGTCTTCATAAAACAGCGAGCATACCGCCGCTTCTTTGCTCTTTTCCGTCAGGCTGGCAATAACTCGGCTGTTGCCAAGCCGACCAAGCGCCACGTTGCAGATCTGGATAACGGATGCCATCACTCGCCCCCTGCGTCGCCATAAAGTGTGTCAGCAGCAGAACGCTGCGGCGCGGCCGCCGGCTCTACGCCAATATCAGTGAATTGCAGATCAACGCTGCTTTCGGCTTTATCACCTTCGGTGCGGGTGGAGACAGACAGCACTTTAGCCAGGCCGCCAATTGTCAGTGATTCGCCAACCTTTGGCAGTGGGATCCCCAGCTTTTCCAATGTGTCATTGTTCAGCGTGAAGCGAAGCCCCCACGGATATTCGTCGCGAGTCTCCGGCTTTCCGCCTTCGCTTTCGTAGGTGTCTGTGCCGATCTTGAGGTTTACGGTTTTCATGCGAGGACTCCAGGAAAGAAAGGGGCCGAAGCCCCTTTGTTAGTTGATGCCTAACTCTTTGCGCTTGGCTTCAATTTCTTCTGACAATTTGGCGATACCCGCTTTGTGATGCGGCTTGGTGCCAAAGATTTCTTCATACTGCTGCTGCAGCGCGGCCAGCTTCGCGCTGTCGTCGTTGTCGCCGCCGCCCTCTTTCAGCAGATTGCCATCACCATCGATCAGCTGCAGGTTGTCGCCAGCCTTGCCGCCGTATTCGATTGTGTCGCCCTCTTCCAGCAGATGCCCGTTGATGAATGACTTCCGTGTGACGCGGTACATTTTCAGTTGTGACATGTCACGCTCCTACTTTGAAGCCGCTTGCGTAGGTACGATGTGCATCGGCATCCAACAGCAGGCCAGCAGTGAAAGCACCTGCGGTCAGCGGACCCGTAGCCACGGTGTAGTTAACGCGCAGATAGCGCTGCACACCGTGTGGAACAGTGGCCACGTAGCGATAACCAGCCTTCAGATCAGCAACTGCGATTGCACCGGTCTGCAGCAGTGTGGTTGCACTGGCGAAATCGCTGGTCTTGGATGTCTGCAGACTGATCGTTACGGTAGCGGAACCGCCAGCCGCGGCAGTAGAAGCCACCTGGGCGATGAACTCAACCGGGTAGCCTGGTCCGATATCGCGCACATCATTGCCACCAGACAGTGGGCCAAGATCGATAACGTCAGTAGATGGCGCAGTTGCCGTAACCGCCTGCGCCTGTGAGAACATATTCAGATAGTCGAGGATCATTTTGTCTCTCCATCAGTAAGAAAGGAGAGCCGCACCCGGCGGCTCAGCCGGGATTAAACGACCTGGGATTCGGTATCCAGCAGGGCATCACAGGTGCGCAATGGAACACCACGAATCGACTGCCAGAAGATACCTTCGGTTTCCTGGGTCTTCACAGCCAGCGAGGCTTTTTCCAGTGCCTGAACGTCGATGTATTCCATCACTGTGCGGTTACCGTACAGAGCAGCCTTACCAAGCTTCAGGTTGGGGATTCGGTGGAAAGCCTTGACGATCAGCTTCAGCAGATTTGCAGCATTTTCATCGCTATCCAAAGTGGTGGTATCGATGTTGCAGATCCGCACCGCATAGCGCCAGTCTCGCACGGTAATACCGCAATCCCACTTGTAGTGCGTGCGATAGCCTTCGTACTTACCGCCGTCGGCGTCGGTCAGGGTTTGCTGCCCCTTATCTTCATGGTTAATGCCAGCCTTCTGGCCCTTCGGGAAGATGCCATGAACAGTGTTAGCCCCCCATACGACCAGCCAGATCGACGTCAGGTTAGAACCTGTTCCGCCTGCATCGATGATGTTCTGCGCGTTTTTGGCGCTCATGTCATTGTAGCGTGCGGACAAGCCGGTAAAGCGTTGCGGATTGAGAGTCGCATCACCGTAGAACACGGTTTCAGCCATCTGCTGGTTCATGCCCTCGAGGAAAGCATGGTCCTCAGAAAGACGAAATTCACTGGTATTACCGTTAAGATCAGCCAGAGATTTGTCGATTTCTGAGTACGTTTCCAGCATACCGATAGCATCGGTGATTTGAGCTGTGGTTGATTTACCCTGCTTCACGCCATAGTTCAACATACGCCATGTGGCCTGTGGTAAACCGGTGCGAATAGTGGTGCGGTGGCCTGTTGGCAAGTTGCCCTCGACAAACAGCATGTCGTCCAGGATTTCGTTTGTCTGGCCCAGGATTTCTACAATCTTATCTACCTTGCCATCTGGATCTACGCGCTTAGCCCAATCCGCCAGCGTCAGCGCAGTTTGACCTTTAATAGCCATATCAATTACTCCTTACCGTAAAGAACATCGGCCGCGCTACGCTGACCGCCTTGATTTGGCACGACGAAGCTGTCTTCAGCCATCGCCTTGCCGACTTTTGCACAGAAGCGAACAAGTGCCGGGTGATTGCCCAGGCCGCTCGCATTCAGGTATTCGCGCAACTCTGGGTTGCCGAACTGATCCAGCGCGCGCTGTGCGGCGCCTACACTGGCGTTGAACTTGTCTCCGCCGATTTCTTTATCGGCCTTGACCTGCTCACCCCAATCAGCAACTTGCTTGCTCCAGGCTTCTGCCTGCTGCTGCTGGATCTGCGGATAGATGTCTACCAGCTTCTGCGCCTGCTCTTGGCTCAAGCCCAGCTCTTTGGCGATCGGCTCAAACACAGCCAGAGCATTGGCATCCAGTTCCTGTCCTTCCGGCGCCGAAAACTCATATTTTTCGGGCGCAGCTGGCTTATCTTTCTTATCAGTCTTGTCGCCGCTTTCCTTGCCGGCCTTGTCTTCATCAGGGCTGTCTGCAGGCTTATCGTCAGCTGGCATATCTTCGCCTGCTGGTTGATCTGCGCTGCCTGCCTGCGGAGCATCGCCCGCTGGGGTATCCGCTGCCGCCGGTGCGCCACCATCACCGCCTTCAGGCGGAGCTTCAGAGCACAGGCGGCGATACATCAAACGTTCGAACAAGTTCATGTGATGCCTCTTAGCTTGTTGCGATAATGCCGGCAGCGCGGAGGCTCGCTAGCAGTGCGTTGTATTCGGCCTGGGTTGGGGCTGCCGCTGCGTTAGCCACCGCCGCGCCCTGCTTCACGCCGCCGACTACAGAAGCGGTTGCCTCCGGCGGTGCGAATGTGGTTGGTTTGCCAGTGATGTCTCCCCAGGACACGGAAGAACCGCCTCCGCTCAGAACCTTAACGACTTGCACGCCGCCGTCATTCCGGATCACTTTCTGGCGTTGTGTTGCCATGATTAGCCTCTCTGTCTTTCTCGGCCTCGGCGGCCATCTTTAGGTACAGTTCAGGGCAGAACTTCAACACGTCGTTGAATAGCGCCAGCCCTGAATTGCGGTTACCTTCATTGAAAATTGTGCTATTGACTTCGCCGGTGAATGAGATGCGAAACACACCGGCCTGATCGAGAAGCCCCCACACAAAACGGCGGCCACTCTCTGTTGCCATCACCTTCTTCACATCGTCAGCGTGGCGCTGTTGGAGTTGCTCGCGAGTCATCATTGCTGCGCCCCCTGGCCTTGCTGCATAGCCTGCTGAATGCTGGTCAGTAAGTTAGGGTCAGCGGTTCCTGATTGGCTGAGAGTCTTCGCGATATCCGCGGCACCAGCGCCCATCTGCAGGCTCTGCGCTGCCTGTTGCTGCTGCGCGCGCTGCTCGCGTTCTGCCTGCACCTGCTCATCGGACTTGGTGATCGTCGTAGGTACGCCAAGCATGTCGCCGTATTCATCGATCGCCTGATCAACATCAAGCTTGTCAGCGGCCTGTTGGAACCCTGCCGCAGCCATATTCCCGATGAAGCCGACAAAGCGCTCAATAGAGCCGATGCCAACAGACTTCTGCGCCTGTGCCATCACGCTGGTGTATTCCACGCGCAGAGGCTGTCCCTGCAGCTCATCCGGCGGCGGCGGCAACATGCCGCGGCGCATCATGATGTTGAAAATCCGATCGATAGCCGGGTCCAGCAGTTCATCGTTCAGGCGGTCAAGCACCGGGCCGATCTGCAGCATCTTCTCGTCGCGCATCTCGTTGACCGCTTCGATCGGCATGCTGCGGGTGTTGATGTTGCTGAACATGTTGAACAGCGGAACGAAGTAGCACTCATTAACGAGCTGGCGCCCGTCTTGAATGCTGCCGAGCAGTTCCTGAATGCGGGGGTTGATTTCGTAAACCGGTTTGAATCCAGCCGTATCGCCGGCGCCGTTGTAGTAGGAAACATCGCCAGGCAGCAACGACAGGCGTTCATTCTTCATCGAACTTGGCGCCATCATTGGCGGGTTAACCAACTTGTCGATCGCCTGGTCTTTGCGCTTCTGCTGAAGCTGCAACGCTTTAACGCCGCCCAATGCAAGGATGCCAGGGCATGATGAGCCGTATGCATCCTCGCCGTTGATGTCCCAGCGCGGCACCAAGATAGGCATTTCATCGAAACCAGACTCGCTCAGCAGTTTGTCGCCGGAGCCGCCTGGTTCGTAATAAATCGAACTGAAACGCTTGTTCTTCGCGTTCAGCTTTCCGGTGTCGCGGTTATTGTTCGGCAATACGGCATGCACGACTTCGAACCACGTTTCAAACGAGCCGGTATCCCATGCGGATGCCACGGCATCGCTCACGTTCTCCTTTCCAAACTTTGTCACCAACTGGCGGCAGGTCATGGAGAATTTGCGGAATACAGTGTCTACCTGCAGGCGATCGCTGTTCGAGATGTAGTAGCTCCCGATCGGCAGCACGTGCGTGCGGATCACATCCTCTTCATCTTCCAGGATGGAAATCGCACCAGTGGCAAACGTGCCAAGGTAGCGATAGAGCACCGTCAGGGACTGATACCAGTTCGATTTGTTCATCACGTCGTTCATCAATTCGACGACCTGAGAAAGCCACATCTTGACTGGCCAGCTATCCATCAATTGCTTATCGGGAGTGCTCAGAGAAAACCACGGGCGCGTGGGGCTGGTGATGCCGGACAACATGCCAGATTCAAGAGTGCGCGAAGCAAGGCCGCCGGTAGGGTCAACAACCTTGGTGTTTCGCTTGTTGCGGCCAGCATCGGTTGTAAGGAATCGCCCGCAGTTTGGCAGGATGAAATCGCTCAGTTCTTTCCAGTGCGAGTCATATGACGTCCGCGCGGTTACGAGCTGAGATAGCTGCTTTTCAAGAAACTGCTTGCGGGATTCCTGCTCAGCCATGATCAGCCACCCAACAGAGTTTTGCCGGTGGTGCTGGCCTGGCCAGTGGCGCCCTGCGCACCGGTAAGGATTGTCGACTGTTGGCCAGCGGCTGCACGGCGTCGAGCCTTATCCTTATCGGCAGCATCAATCACTGCAGCATCCTGCGCTTGCGGCGCTGCCTGTGGCTGCGGTGGCGTTGAAACCTTCGGCGTACTCATGCACATGCGCGTAACCCTCCCAAATAATTACCAATTAAAACACATGAGAATTATTTTGACTAATTTGTTGACGTTATAATCAAAACAAATTACCTTTATGGTAATTATTGAGGGCGTAAGCCGAGCCAGCTTCTATCACTCTACACAGTATAAAACTGGTATCGGTGCTCTCTATGAGCTATCGCGAAGCATCATCCGAACTTAATCAGGTGCAAACACTTGTAGGGGGTGTCGGAACTTGGTGGATGGTGTTTCACGATAGCCGCGACCGTTATCACCCTGGAATGCTGTGTGTAGGACTTAGCCCGCCTTGAGCGGGCATTTTTTTGTGCTAAAGTTTCAGCTTACACAGCTAATTAGGAAGTTATAAAGATGGATATTTTAAAAACTGCATACCCAGATGATTTTGTGCATAAAGGCGTTACATACGCAGGCAGACAGAAATCAAACCGTGAAATATCAATAGGAATGATTGATAACAGCATTCCTTTTTCAACAGGTGACATCATATCCATGGTTATTTTGGATAGGTCTCGAGATTTCGAAATACTTGACTACAAGAGAGCAAATACCAGTGGTTTTATGCCTGGGCTTGAATCAATAATTTCTCTCACAGTAAGACCATTGGACGTGAAGGAAAAACAACAAACAGGAGCAACACACATCACGTTTAATGGGCCTGTTACTTCAGGTGGAGATATCCAAGCCGGTTCCGTCAATAGCATTACAAAACATATCACATTAGAACAACTTCATAAGGCAATTGAAGATAGCAGCGATCCAGAGGTAAAAAGCCTTTGGGAGAAATTGACGAATAACGCTTCGTTCGTTGCGATTACATCAGCAATTGGACAATCATTATTAGGCTAAAGAAGAAAGCCCGCGATTGCGGGCTTTTTTACGCGTATGGGTCATAGTCTGTTATCGCCCCGCCGCGCTTCTCGCCGGGCAATGCGTGATGGCGCTTCGTCACCGGATAGGCGAACGTCAGCACGAAAGCATCGCCGCAGCCAGGGGAACGACCGAGTCGCTCCTTAATGTCTTCCTTCGGCTCCAGCACTATCTTGCCATCCGTCCTAACTTTGTACTCAGCCGCTGATAAATCCTCTGCTGTCTCGCGTTCATCCAGTGCGCCGCCGAGCTTCAACCATGTTTTGGCGTTGTTGTACATCTCACCGCGCTTATTCAGCATCTGTGGGTCGCTAGATGCGCTACCGAATGGCACCAGAGTCCATGAACGCCCCCAACCACTTCCGATTGAGTGCAGGCCAGTACCATACCCGAAATCGATATGCACAGCATCAGCGTGATACTGGTCTTCGAAGTCAGCAATGCGTTTGGCCATGATCAGGTCATCGGTTGTTTTATTGCCACGCCACAGAAGCTTCGCATGCAGCCCGCGACGCATGTAGATCACCGCGTCGTCGGCGCCGGAGTATGCCGGGTCGACACCGATGATTGTCGGTGCGTGCGCCACATCTCGCTCGGTAACTACCCGCGCCAGCGCTGCGTCAGTTAGTCCTGTTGGGATAAACTGTGTCTCCGAGGCGTCAGGAAATATCCCGCGCACGCGAACCTTGAAGAAATCGCTATCTTCGCCGTTGTCCTCTTCCCATTTGGCGATCTGCTCTTTGTTGGTGCCTTCGACGGTGCGGCTGTCGATTTGCTTACCCTTCCAGCGATGGCGATACTTGCGGAAGCACTCACGGAATCGGCCCATGTTGCGCGTCGGGTTCCCGAAAGCCACCCAGATAATTTCTGTTCCTTCGTCGGTAAGCGCACCCTCAGCAACTTCCCACACCAGATCGGCAATGTTGGATGCCTCATCGAAAATCAGGATGATGCGCTTGCCTTTGTTGTGCAGGCCGGCGAATGCCTCCGTGTTGTTCTCTGACCACGGTACGGCGTCCGCGCGCCACGATTTTGCATGCGCCGGGTCATTAGCATAGATCGCGGTCGCAGTGCAGTTAAACCAGTCGCTGGTGATAGATAGGCGCTGCCACTTGGCGATCTCCGGCCAGGTCTTGGTGCGTAACTGGTTCTCGGTGTTTGCGGTCACCACTACCTTGCAGTCTTCGCAGGTATCCATGCCCCACTTCACCAGCATAGAGATCCAGGCAGACTTGCCGATGCCGTGGCCTGAAGCGCGGCATATTAGCAGCGGTTGGTGCCTGGTAGCTGGGTTTTGAAGGTGGGCGCCGATCTCATCGAATGCTTCACCCTGCCATTGACGCGGCCCGGCTGAGTCGTGCAGCTCGGTTCCCTCCTCGCCCCACGGGAACGCATAGAGCGCGTAGCCGTGAGGGTCATGCGTAAAGCTGGCGATATCCTCAACAAGCTGCTGCTCGAGTAGCTCTTCGTCATCACTCACTTGGTGTTTTTCTCCAGTGCGCGCCGGCGTGCGTTGGCCATACGATCGGCCAGGGTCACGTTAACATTGACGTCCATCCGGTCTTTGAATGCCTGCACATCGACATGCTTACCGATCAGCTCGAGGTTCTTCACCTTATCCGGCCACTTGATCTTCTTCAGCATGTTCTCAAGCGTGGTTTCATCGAAGTTTGTGATCGTCGTTGAGATGTCCAGGCCGCTGAGTGTAGTGCGCCAAACCTTCGGCCAATCACTGATAGGCTTAAGGCCACCGTCATCATTCAAGATGTCCAGCACATCCATCTGATCGATTTCAATCAGCCGGTTAAGCACATAGTCAGCGCTGATCTTAGTTCGCTTGTTGCGTTGCTTCATCAGCTCCGCGATGCGCTCCTGCACCTTCGGGGTATCCATATTGCGCGACGCCGACACGGCCGCATTCTTATAGCCGGCCGCCGCCGCCGCCGCAGTCTGGTTGTTCGGGTTCTTGATGTATTCCTGGCAGAAGCGTTCCATCTGCGCGTTAAGCTTACCGTCTCTCGCCATAAAAATTACCTCCTGGGTAATATCATAACACGCAGTGAAAAACCGCCAAGCGGCGGTTTTATCGTGTGTGACCTTGTTTCATTGTCACGCTTAATTGTGTGACACGTCACACTAGCTCGAAGTCATCATCAAATGTCGGAGAGTTGCGCTCTATCGCCATTATCGCAAGGATAAACTGGATACCCTCGTTAAGCGAAACTGGCCGCTCATACTCGATTATGAAGACATTCTCGTATGTCCTGCCAAGCCAATAGCCACCGCCATATTCGATATTGCGTTGAAAGAAAACCCATCCACCTGGAACAAACTGCTGCAGCCACTCTCCCCTGTAGACCACCTGATAAATGTCTGCTTTCTTGCTCATAACTCACCTGAAATACTGTATACATGAACAGTAATATTTTAGACCAGATGAGTCAAATTTTCCGCAATCGGCTACAGCGTCTTGAGCATCAGCTCTCGCCAGATCTGTGTCTGCCCGCACACCGCTTCACCATTTCGGTAACACCCGCCGTAAGGTCCAGGCATAGACTCACCGCACTGGCATTTATGGCTGGCCAGTTCCGCAAGTTGGCGCTTCAGTTGGTTGATGTCTTGCACCGCCAGCAGTTCGAAATACTCATCGACGCTGTACGGATCTTTGCCAGGACGCCGTGCCACGCAGTTAGCCTTGATCTGCTCGAAGATGTGATCGCTAACCTCGAACGTAATCCGGCGCCGGCCGCTTACAGCGGCGCTGCTCGCCGCTTCTCTTTCACGTTGACGCTGGGCGCGCTTACGGTCGCGCGCGTCAGCCTTGCGTTGTTCGTCGCTCTTAGCCATTCCCACCCTCCGGCGCTGCTGCCAGCATTGCGGCGCGGCAGGCGTCCACAGCAGCGCGGTAAATATCCTTGATAGTGTCCCAAGGAACGGTGATTTCTTCCTCAAACTCTCCGGCATCAGCACAATCATCACAGCCTTCGCCTCCGCACTCATGGCATCTAACCGTCCGCGAAACTTTAAACTCACCTGACAGCGCGCCTTTTGCGCCGTTTGCTGCGGTCAAAGTCAGCGGCATAACACAGTATCCATCCGGCACTGCTGGCGCTGGCGGGGCGTAATAGTTTGCCAGCACCCAGCCAATAACGTAGTCAGCTTTGAACTTTTCAATCGGGAACCCGGTGTTCCACTCCTTGAATCGCGCAATGACGTCCAGAGCCACCGGCTGCGCCTCCCGGTTAGCCAGGAGTTCACTGGTCAGCACCAGCAATTCATCCGGCCTCATGGTCATCTTCAATTTGGTGGCAGAAAGTTCCGTGGCGGCGTCATGAAGCCATTTCAGTCTTTCGGTCGTTAGTGTCATGCATCCTCCTTTCCGCACTTAGGGTGGCAGTAGTGCCAGCCCTCTGGGTGACTCGATACCACGCCACAAATCACGCATGGTTCGGTATTGGGTTCCAGATCGACAGGCAACCGCACCGGCGTAGCCAGCTTGGCGCGTAATTCTGCAACCGTTTCAGCATGGCTATCTACGATGTTCGTGATTTCTGCTTCCAGCTCGGCGATGCGCTTATCCTTCGCTTCCAGCTCTGACAGCAGGGAGAGAATAGTTTCTGGGTCAGCTGCTGCAATAAAACGGGCCAGCTCCACGCGATGGCTTTTGGCGGTCAAATCTGAAGCATCAAAGCCACTCCAGCCGATTATTTCAATGCCTGTATCAGCGCATAAAGTAGCTTGCGTATTGGCTTTACCGATGAATGCTTTAAATCGCTTGATAGGGCATTTATCAGCCCGTAATTTCAATGCGATCAGCTTATTTTCCATCTGCCAGCTCCTTAATCGTGAACGTCATCGCCTGCAGCTTTTTGGCTTGTTTGTCGATAGATGCCAGCTTGGCTTTGCGGCGACGCTCGCAGTCGGCCAGCGCTTCTTCTTCGGTGAGCCAGAATTCTTTACCGTGCGCGTAGTTCCAGTAACCATCACCCTTCCACGAAGCCATGCTGCCTTCGTTTTGGGTTTCTGCCATCACAATGAATGGGCCGGAACTCAGCGCGTATTTGGTAACGAAAATCTTTGTCAGCTTGCTCATAATGCTTTCTCCTGGGCCTCGGCCCGCTTATTCCATCGGTCAATAGCGGCCTGCTCGCTACCCATGAATGCGGTTGCTGCCTCACAGCCGCCGCATTTTGCTCGGTAGTGCCCCGATATCTCTTTCACTGTTACTGCTCTGGCGCCGCAAAATGGACACGGTTTGACGTTGTCATGCCTCACGCTCCACCTCCCTAGCGCTGACCTGCTTGAACTCGATAACCCAAACCCAAGGGTTGGAGCGCCAGCTTTCTTCGCCGTAGATGGATGCCCACAGCGTCGGGAAATGATCTGCCGGAGTAACCGCAAAGTCAGGAACACCGCCACCACGGCCGTAGCAACAACCTTCAGCTTTTGCATCGTCGTGGCTGATATCGTTCAGCCGCTCAACGCGCACGGCGGTGATTTCCAGCAGGATGCGGGAGGCCCAGCGTGGCATATGGATTGATGGGCGCCAGCCTTGGCGGACGTTGTCGTCCAAATCACAAAACTCAGGACGTGCACCGCCATCGGCGGCGTATTCGCAAAACTGCGGGGTTTGAAACTTTTCGACATTGCCTAGGTAATCGTCGAGATGCTCTTCATCGACCAATGGGCCCTGCCATGTCTCACGCACCCACAGACGATCGCCAACTTCGCCAAATGGGCAGGAGAACCAGATATCACCACCACGCTCTCCATCTTCCGCCCACGGCCACAACGAGCCATCATCACGCTCGGCCATCTCTGTGTACGGCTGACGCTTCCAATTCAGTGCGCGCCGCGTCTGGGTCTTGCGGCCGTCGAGAATGGCGCGAACCATCTCGCCGTTGAAAATCACTGGGCGCTCTTTCATTTGGCCTCCCGGAGCGTGCTGGCGAAGTGACGCGCCAGGCCAACTTCATGCTGATAGCAGTGCTGCCCGTCGATCGGCGAATCAAGGAAGTCTGCAAACTTCTCCACTCCCTGCGCCTGGATAGCTGCAATTGCTGCGTCAGTGGCTGGGGTTTCAACAAAACACATGCTTTGAATGTGCGGAGAATGTTTGTAGCAACGGGAAATCAAAGAAAGCGCGTCGGACAGCGTCTTGCTCTCCACAGCCAGCGCATCGGCTCGTTTCTGCTGCGCATCGCGCTCAGCCTTCAGTGCTGAGATATAGCCGTCACGCACTCGAATCAGGGCGTTGAAAAACTCCTTTGCCGCCTCATCTGCGTTTCCTGTGAACGTTAACGGGCTTCCATCTGCTGGGATTTTTAACCATGGCTTTTGATTGGTGAGAAAAGAGAAATCTGAGTTATCAATTTTTATATATTGATTTTCAACGATATTTTTCATTATCAAATCCTTATCTGTGTGTACGTTGGTTCAGTTCTTCCAGCTCTTTGCAGTCGATGCAGAGCCGGACGCCTGGCACGGTTCTGCGCCGTGCTTCTGGGATTTCTTCGCCGCACTCGTCGCACTCATGCGCCGCCGGCAGTGATGACTTTTTGGTTACTGCATCGATCTGCGCCTGTAGGTATGTGGCTGCGCGCTCGTTTGCGTCGTCGATGTTGTCCATCGTTAAAACTCCTCTTGCTGCCAGCCACCGCCGGCCTTTTTGCTTTTGGCCTTGAGCGCGATAAACCTAAATGGGTACATATCCGCGGCGACTTTGATTTTTACCCTGGCGTCGTCAGTCCAAAATCCTTTCACCTCGTGCAGTTCCATCGTTCCGTCTGCGCGCATCACTGCGAAGTCAGGCGTGTAAAACGTGTTGTCTGCCAGCCGGAGCTTTACCCCTTCGAACTTGAACCAGGCGATCAAGCCAGATGACTTCTGCGTATTGAGTTCAGCGAAATACGCTTCTTCGGTTTTATTCATCTGCCCTGTCTTAAGGCGGCCAAGGGCAAAGGAACGGTTTGCAACTCGCTTCACTGCTCACTCCTTAAATCACCTTTTAGGTAATCATTACCAATCAGGTAATTATTTGCAACTAAAAAATAGCGATTGCTCTCACAAATCGCACATGCGCTAAAACTCTCTGTACGGGCCTACAATCGATTTTATGGCTTAACCCATCGCGTTACATGCCATCTAGTCACTTAACGCAATCTACCCACCGTAGCCGCAGAAATTTCAGCATTTCAATTCGTATTCGGTTTTCCGTTTCGCAATCTTGCCAGCATTTCCATTGCTGCGGAATGGCCAGCACCAGGTGCACCGCGCTTAATCTCAGAAGCTTTTTCTGACAGCAAAGGTACTGGTTTCGGGATTGTTTCCCCTGCTTTTACCTTTTCAGCCCACCGCTTTAGATGCTTCCCGGCGCGCTTCTCAAGCTCAACATCGTTTAAATCCTTCTGGATCATTTCCCTTCTCAGGTCACAAACAATCCAATACAACACGTCGTGGCGCCATGGGTACGTTTCGGCGCAGCTGTGACGGTATTTATCCCGGTTGTATTTCCTGAATTCATCCATGACGTCTTCAGCCGTAAGACCAAACGCGTTGGCAGACACTTGGCTCACTATCGCCATGAAGTCGGCCAGGTCAGGCGCATAGCTGTTTCCGTCCCAGCAGCGCTGCACACATGCGGCTATCGCCTGTTGGATCTGCTGATCAGTGAGCGCTGTAATCGCCTGCTTCCAAAGTAACGACGGTGCCCTGCCGTTCTTCGCCGTCCACCGATCCGAATAGATCTCCATCATCCTCATCCAAAATTTTGCGTATCTGGCTTTCGCTAAGTCCGTCTGATCGCAACTGTTCTGTGAGTGCGGCGTATACCCCTTCGGCGGCATTCCCGCGCCAATGTCCAGTTGTCCCATCAGGTCGCTTACCTGTTTCATGGTTTTTTACTCCTGTAGTTTTACGGGCGCGGCTCATGAGCACGCTACGTGCAAGTTTCTGTTCCCACTGTGCTTGATGGAACGCCTTACCTTCAGGCTCCCAATAGCCGATGAATTCCTGCAATTCCTCTGGTGTCACTGGCTCGGCTATCTTCATCCCCCAGGTGGCTGCCATTCGCTGGAAGTCGGCGCCGGGTTGCCATCCGTTATGCATGGTGAATTTGCCGAACTGATTCCCGTTTAATGGGAAAGGCGGTTGTTGCTCCTGTGGTGGATCAGCTGGCAAATTTTTCTCTCGCGCGCAGAGTGGGGTTTTATCCTTTCCATTCCCTGATCCCTGATCCATTCCTAATGGTAGGCTTCCGGTAGTGCTACCGTAGTCGTACGGTAATAACTCCATCTCCTTGATTTTGCTTGGCCTTGGCTTGTTTACAACCTGATGTTTGGCAAAGTTTTTGATCAGGCCAAATTGCCGGTTATCGGAGGTGTAAAACATGCTCAAATACCCATGGTTGGAAAGCTCCCGTAGCATTACCGGAATACTCACGGAAGGTTCACGGATAGGGAAAACCGCGGCCTTTATAAGCTTCGGATTAGCGTTGAAATAGCCCTCATCGTCTGCATAATTCAGCAGTCCAATTGCAAGCAAACATGCAGCTTCAGACACTTCAGCCATATCCTCATCAGTCCAAAACTCAGGCTTTATTGTCCGAATGCGAGCCATCAGCAAACCTCCTGGGCAGCCTTCATCGTTTCGATAATGTCCCGGCGCTGCTTGGCTACGCGTTCAACGTTGCACTGAACGCAGGCGCCGTTTAGCACCCAGCGCTCGCTCAAGTGCCCATGCTTACAGGGCTTGCCGGTATAAAACTTGTTGAGGCCACTCGCGGCAGCCTCAAGGCGGGTAACAATTTTCAATGTCGCACCTCTTTTTCCTGTTCCTGTTCTTGGCTATTTTGCACGTTATCGAAAATAGATCAACCATAAATAGATTTTTATTACCCCTACCTGTAAGGCAATAAAAAAGGGCCGCGTTAGCGACCCTTGATATGGTGTTGTAAATCAGTAGAAGAACAGCACCAGTTCCTGCTTTGTCAAATCCGGCTTTCTTTTCTTGCACGCCTTAAACAGCTGATCAATGAACTTTTTCTTAGGCATTCGCGTCTTCCTCTGCGTATGCGTCATGATGTAGAGCGCGGTGGTGCCGGCTTCTTCTGCAAACGCATCACGCTCATCTTTGCTCATCCCCAGCCAGAATTGTTTGAAGTTAAACGGCTCCATATCCTGCCTCTTTTCAATGTTTGATCGTGCAGATAATTACCTAAATGGTGCCAATTCGCAAGTTTGTTACCTTTCCGGTTCGTTTACCATTTAGGTAATTTTGTTTTAAATACAGGCAACAACCTATTCAAGGGACTGTGAAACCACTATGAAAAGCATTAACGACATCCGCCGCGAGAACCTCCGCGACATCATCAACCGTGATTTCGATGGCCGACAAGTACGCCTGGCGGAACGGCTGGAGATTAATGCCAACGTGATCAGCCGTTGGCTAAAGCCGGCGACAGACAAGAACCACAAGACCATCGGTGACTCAGTGGCGCGCAAGCTCGAGATTGCAGCAAATAAGCCTAAGTTTTGGTTGGACCGCGATCACATGATGGCTATGGCCGCTGGCGCCGAAGCTGTGCAAGAGGAAACCGAAGTCGGCGCCATTGTCGCGAGCAATCTGGAATTGTGGATGAGCAACAACCGCGAGCTTTCCAGCCAGGCTAAAGTTGGCGCCGCCGCCGGCGTTGGCCAGTCTACAGTTAACCGGGTGCTGAGCCGTGAAGGCAATATCACCATCAACAGCCTGGAAGCGATCGCCGGTGCTTTCGGGCGCCGCGGCTATGAGCTGCTGCTGAAGCCGAAAGACCCTACCCTGATTAACTATGATCGATCACAATACGCGCAGTTGCCGGCCGAAGATAAGGCCAAGATCGAATCGTTTATTGAATTCGTGATGCAGCAGGCGCGAATCTAACAAGACAATCCCATTCCATGACAACAAGTTACCGCCATGCGGCGGTTTCTCACTCCACCAATAATTACCTTTTGGGTAATTTTTTCTATTGCTGACTATTGACACCAATCCTTTTACGGTCGATTATTACCTCAAGAAGTTACCAATCTGGTAATGATGCTCTTTAACAATCAGGCAGGAATTGAGGCACCGCGATGATGCGGTGAAACAGCACGGATTCCGTGCATTCCTTTGACCTTAATGGTTACCAAATAGGTAACTTAAAGAGATGAAAATGATTTCTCAAACCATCAACGGGATTTTCTGCGTGACCGTCTGCGGCTGTGTCAGTTGGCGGTTTGCAGATTTCAATGAAGCCCTGCACTGGGCATTTACAACACGTGTCGCGCTGGACGCGGCCAATCAATTAGAGGTTGCACACAGATGAGCGAAGAAAAACAACTACCGGCTATCAACATAACCGAAGAGATGGCGCCAGCAATTTATAAACCAAACGGCCTGGATCAGTTTTTCGAACAGATCAAAGAGGCGGTGGCAAATGAAGTGCCGGACCTGTCAACCAAGAAAGGGCGCGACAGGATCGCATCACTAGCGGCACAGGTTTCAAGAAGCAAGACAGCGGTCGAGAAGCCAGGGCGTGATTACCTCCGCCGCCTGAAAGAAGCAGTAAAACCTGCTGAGCAGGAAATTAAACGATTTGTTGATGCATGCGATCAGCTTCGTGACGCAGTACGCCTTCCTCTTACCGAATTTGAGAATGCAGAAAAGCAACGCGTTGCCGACCTGCAGCAACGACTGTCAGCGCTTCGTGAAATTGCCAACGTTGTCGATGAGTTTGGCAGCGTCCCACCAGCGGAAGAGATAGCGGCAAGGCTGGAATCGGTTAAAGCAACAGCGATAGATGACTCATGGCAGGAGGTTACGGCAGAGGCAGGCGTAGCAAAAGACGCAGCTATCACCAAGTTAGAAGTGGCTCTGAAAGCGGCACGGCAACGCGAGGCTGAAGCGAAAGAGCTCGAGCGCCTGCGCATTGAGCAAGCCGAGGCTGCACAGCGGGAACGAGAAGCACAAATCAAACGCGAAGCAGAAGAACGCGCGCGCAGAGAAGCAGAAGAAAAGAGCCGGGCAGAACTCGAAGCCGCGGCCAGACGAGAAGCCGATGCAAAGGCAGCAGCCGAACGCGCAGAGCAAGAGCGCATTGCAGCAGAACAACGTGCTGAACGCGAGAAGCAAGAAGCCGTTGAGGCTGAACGGCTTCGGGCACAAAAGGCAGAGCAGGATCGGATTGCTGCAGAGAAAAAAGCAGCGGACGAAATTGCGGCTAAATCGGCAGATGTTGAGCATCGTCGCGCCGTTAATCGCTCTGTTGTTGCCGATTTGGTAGCGGCGGGAGTGCAGGAAGATTGCGCGAAAAAATGCGTTGAAGCAGTTGCACGTATGCAGGTTCAGCACATGACCATTAACTACTGAGGCAATTATGAACGCACAACAGGCTATCGATATTGAAAAGATCGTTGCCGGCTTCACGGAGCAGGACAACGAAGCAGTTTATGCAGAGGTTGAGGCGTTGGATAAGAAGGTGCCGATCCACGGCTTCACCGCTTTCATCAGTAAGTACCTTCCGCCGGACTTTGACCCGGAGGTTTTAGCCCTTTGCGCCGACTCTACCGAATACCAGGAACTGGCAGGCGCTGCAATTTGGGATTGCATAACGGAGCTGGTAAAGCGTCAGCGCGCAATGGAGATCTACCGCCGTCGCCACCAGTTCGATGAGGTGGCGTAATGAAACAAGGCATCTACCACGACATTTCAAACGAGGATTACCACGCCGGCGACGGCGTGAGTAAGTCGCAATTGGATATGGTTGCCAAGAACCCGGCTCTGCTTCAGTGGATCAAGTCGGCACCAGTCGACACTGAAAAGCTGAAGGCGCTGGACATGGGAACGGCGCTGCATTGCAAGTTGCTTGAGCCGGACGAATTCAACAAGCGGTTCATCATCGCGCCGGAATTTAACCGGCGCACCACGACAGGAAAGGAAGCCGAGGCTGCGTTTCTGAAAGACTGCGAGCATACCGGTAAAACCGTAATGGACGCAGAGCAAGGACGGAAACTTCAGTTAATGCGCGACAGCGTTATGGCTCACCCCGCGGCACGCTGGATGCTCGAAGCAGAAGGCCATTGCGAATCTTCATTTTACTGGACTGATCCGGAAACTGGTGAGTTGTGCCGGTGCCGGCCAGACAGGCACTTGAGTGATCACCCGGTAATTGTGGACGTGAAGAAGGTTGCAGACATGGACCGTTTCGCGCGCCACATCGAGGAGTTCCGCTATCACGTCCAGGATGCCATGTACCGCGATGGATTCCAGCAGGTCACCGGCGAAACTCCCGGATTTTTCTTCCTGGCTGTCAGCGAGACGATCGACTGCGGCCGCTACCCGGTACGCGTTTTTGAACTCGACGCAGCAGACGTAGACGAGGGTCACCGACTCTACCGCCGGGATCTGAATACCTATCACCAATGCCGCATCACCGATGAATGGGGCGGCGTCGAAAAAATTCAACGCCCAGCATGGGCGCGCAAACAGGATCAATACGCATGAGCAACGAACTCACTTTGACATCTCAACACAGCGCCACAGTAGGAACTGCAGCGGCAATCTTCAGCCCGGAGGGGATGGATCGGCTTGTTCGCTTCGCCGAACTGATGGCACAAAGCAAAGCCACTGTTCCTCAGCACCTTGCAGGAAAGCCAGCGGACTGCCTGGCAGTAACTATGCAAGCGGCGCAGTGGGGCATGAACCCATTTGCTGTAGCGCAGAAAACCCACGTTGTTAACGGCTCGCTTGGCTATGAGGCGCAACTTGTTAATGCAGTAGTCTCATCATCCAACCTTTTGGCCACTCGCCTTAATTACAAATGGGATGGCGACTGGTCGAAGGTAAACGGCAAAAACGATAAGTCTGCTGATCTGACGGTAACGGTATGGGCAACGCTACGCGGAGAAACCGAACCTCGCTACCTCACTATCAGCATGAAAGATGCCGGCGTGCGCAACTCACCGCTTTGGGAACACGATCCGAAGCAACAGCTGGCATACCTCTGCACTAAGCGCTGGTCACGTCTACATGCACCTGATGTTCTGCTGGGTGTCTATACCCCGGATGAGCTTGAGGAAACCAAGCCCCGCGTTGAACGCGACGTCACCCCACCCGCAACCAGCGCCGCCGGCGTAAATAGCCTTATCAACGGCAAAAAGCCGGAAAAAGAGATCAAGACGGTGAACCAAGATGAGCGGTCGCCTGACGATCTGCTGGCTGCATTTACCGAAGCGGCAAACAAAGCCGCAAGCGTAAAAGAACTGGACAAAGCCTATAAATACGGCGCCCACGTTCTGGCGCCACATGAAGAACAGTTGCAGGCAGCCACCGACGTTTACAACATCCGTCGCGATGAATTGAACGAAGTACCAATGTAACCAACCGCCGCGGGGCTACGGCCCCGCCAAAGGAGAAGCAATGAAAGCAGCAATTCGAAAAACCCAACTCCTGGCGATGGTTCCCATGTCGGAGTCGCAGATCACCAAACTGGAAAAGGCAGGCGAGTTCCCGCAGCGCTTTGCACTGACCAACCGCACCGTGGCCTGGAACAAGGACGAAGTAGAAGCGTGGCTCGATAAGCAACAGGCCGAGAATACCGGCCGCACGCCGGATTATTCCCCCGATGTCCGCCAGCGCAAACAACGGCCAGTACAGGAGCGCGCAGCATGAATATCAAACGTCACATGATGCGTAATGTGTGGGCCTATATGCTTGCTGGCCTGTTCGTGTTTTGGTTTCTGTCGATCGGCCTGACTGTGCTGGTCGTTAAGATGGCGGAGGCGATCAATGGCTGAGCGACAGTACGACCTCATAATGGCAGATCCGCCATGGCAGTACGGTAACAAGATCAGCAACGGCGCCGCCGGCAACCACTACAGCACGATGACGCTGCAGGACTTGAAGCGGCTTCCTGTGTGGTCAATCGCAGCAGAAAATAGCGTATTGGCAATGTGGTACACCGGTACGCATGTCGACCAAGCCAAGGAGCTGGCTGCGGCATGGGGATTCGACGTGCGGCAGATGTTCTTGTTTACCTGGGTGAAGTTCAACGAACTGGCAGAGCGTACTGTCAACGCCGCTATCGAAGATGGCCTGGTCGACTTTTACGACTTTCTCGATCTGCTAAACGGCGTAACCAGGATGAACCCTGGAAACTATAGCCGCGGCAACCAAGAATCAATGCTCGTTGCTGTCCGCGGCGCCGGACTTGAACGACAGGATGCATCTGTGAAGCAGGTGATCTACGCGCCAATCACGCAGCACAGCGCGAAACCATGGGAAGCGCGGAATCGTCTCGAGCGGTTATATGGTGACGTGTCACGAATTGAACTTTTCAGCAGAGGTGACGCGCCAGGCTGGCACCATTGGGGTAACGAATGCCCACGGAATGACGTCGAACTGCTCCCCGGCGGATTCACCATACCAGCAGCAGTGAGGATCGCATCATGAAACACAACCGTGATGATGTTATGCAGATCGTGAAAGACAACGAGAACATCGGCTATGCAAAGATAAAGGAACTGTACGAAATGGAACATAAGCCCATCTCGTCACATGCCCTTAGCCGCGCGCTGGCGACGTTAGTTGACTACCAGCTAATCGAGCGGAAGCTACACGGTAATCAACCATGCACTTATGCGTATTCCGGCGGAAAACGCCGGTTCGCGCAAAGCCCCAAAATAGCCATGTTCGATCAGTGCCTGGCATCAGTCAGCGCACGACAAAATTGATTTCTACTTTACCCGCTCCGCTTCGATCCACCCATCCACCATATTGGCCCACTGCTGCAGCATATCCCGGCGCTGTTCGGCATACTCTGCTTTGTTGTATACCGCGCGCACGCCGCGCTGCTCATGGGCCAAACACTTCTCAATCCAATCCGTATTAAACCCCTCTTCATGCAACAGCGTGCTGGCAGTTCTACGCAGATCGTGAACTGTGAAGTGCGCTATTTCTTTTCCTGATTCCCTGATTTTTTCGTTTGTCGTATTGATCACCCGGTTAAGCGCTGAGTTGGACATAGATTTTCTTGGGTTATATCTGGCCGGCAGGATGTAATCGGAACCACAAGCTGCTACTTGGAGTGCAACCATGATGTCGATCGCCTGCTGAGACAGATAAACAACATGCGGCCGCCCCGCCTTCATCCGCTCAGCTGGTATCGTCCAGCGCGCTGAAGAAAAATCTACCTCCTTCCAGGTGGCGTCAGTCAGCTCCCCCTTGCGCACCATCGTGATCAGTATCAGCTTCAAAGCCAGCTTTAGTGAAGATGCGGCGCCGGTAGAGTTTAGGGCATTGAAGAACAACCCGATCTCATAAGGCTCCAGCGCGCGATCGCGTTCTTCAAATGTGGCAATGCTGGAAGCTTTGATATTTGCCGCCGGGTTTGGAACTGCGTGGCCGCGGTCAATAGCATGGGTGAAAACGGCACTGACAATTTCCCGTACCTGGATCGCCGTCGCCCTGGCGCCGCGGTCGACTATCTTGTCGCACAGTGTGCGGAGCATTGGCGTAGTGATTTCATGCAGAAGTTTTTTCCCCAGCGTTGGCAGGATGTCTCTGTCGATCACTGCCTGCTTCATCTCCCGAGTGCTATCTGCAAGGCGGACGTGTTTCATATAGGCGACGGTATAGTCGGAGAAATTTTCCGCCCCCTTAATTTGCATGATACCGTCGCGCTTTGCTGCAGCCGGCGACTGGCCTGCATCCACCATCTTTTTGGCGGTATTGAGTTCGTCGCGCGCTTCAGCCAATGTGATACCGTCAGCACCATATCGGCCGATCGTCAGCGTCTCGCGCCGGCCATTAATTCGATAGTCATATCGGAAGGAGACGGAGCCGCTTGGTTGCACGGCAACGTAGAGGCCATCACGATCGGTGACTTTATAGAGCTTCTCTCTTGGCTTCAGGTTTTTCAGTTTCGTATCTGTGAGCAT